AAATGTTAAGGCCCGATGGAGTAATTTTTACCCCTGAGCCCGGCGTGTGGTCATGACCATCAATCTTAGCCATGCAAGCATTGAGCAAGTCCGCCCACTCCGGACCAGGGGCTACGCCGGTTACAGGGACCGGAAGCTGCATATTAGGGCTAAGGCTAAAGTCTGCCATTTAAAACACCATTAGGGATAAAGTAACCGGCGCAGAGGCTACTAGGATTAGGGTCTTGTCGGGCATAGTATTGACAGTTTGATTGTCATGTATGTCCGAAGCGGCGCTTTTTAGGGTGACCACATAACCCACTAGCTTGCGGCCTAGTTTGTGGTTAATTACGTTGCTTCCAGACACAAGCTTTAAGTCTGACAACATAACGTAATCGGACATGGGGGCAGCCAAAAGGTTATCTAGGATAGCCTTCCATTGACTCTGGAGCATCGATAACGTGCGGTCTACGTTTTGAATGGTAGGGAGTTGTTTAGCCATTACCAGCCTGCCCCAAACCCACTACCCGCGCCCGAATTCCCGCCGTTTCGATTGCGGGTATCCGAGATAGTATCGGCTTGACCTGCGTCTCTGTTCATAGACGACGCCTCAATACGTTTGATCAAAACGCCCTTTTGCAGCATAAGCACAGATACATCGGACTCTTCTTTTTGCATTGCCTTGATTGCAGCGTCTGTAATGATGTACTCAATCCAGCCCGAGATGCCAGAAGTAGTGATATCGGTGTCTTGCAGGAGCATTTCCATGCGAGGAATGTACCAGATGCGGATAGGTTGATTAGCACTTGGGGCAGGGATAAACTCGATTTGATTGCCAACTAAGCGATATTGCATGTTAAATACGCCGTAGATGGTGGACTGCGTATTAGGATAAAAGTATTTGTTACGGTCAATGAAGTTGAACCGTTTTACCGTTACCCATCCGTTGTTAGGCTGCGCACTTTGGTTAAGCCCTAGGTCTACGCCTAGAAGCTTATAGAAGGCGGGAGCGGCACTGTAGTTAATCCCGTTGGGAAGGGGGTAGAACTGTGTGTTACCTACCGTGGTAAAGGTTAGTACGGGGGCTGCAAAGTATTCCTCCCCATACGCGGTGACCAGTAGGTCATATAGTTCAAAGAGGCTTTGGTTAATGTAGGTATTCCATTCGGCGGTGGACACAAACGGGCTGTTGACCCTGTCCGCACGTTGCTGGGCCTGAAGTCTAATCTGCGCTAGGGCCATTTCACCGTTGGGGGAGGGGATGACCGACTGAGGGAGCGTAAACGGGCTAGTGCCGTCTACGTTCGTAGCTGAGACCTTGTAAAAATATTGGGTACCAATGACTACCGTGGTGTCTAGGTACTGTTTAGCGGAAATAACGGCAACTACGGTATAATTGATCTGGTCAATGCTGCGGTTAATGTTATAGGAGGTAGCACTCAAGGCAAGATTGTAACTTACCAACACTTGATGGTTAGCTTGCTGTACGATCATATTGCTGGGGGTAGCCGGGATAGCCATATGCTCCTAAACACTAGGCTAGAGGGTTCTACTGTTTGAACGCACCCTCTAGCCTCTTGTGGTTACGCTGTTAAGGACTACTGGAGGCTGGAGTTGCTAAGAACGACTTCCAGGAACATCTGGGACCCATTAGCCGGGTCTCCAATTGCGCTAGAAAGCAAGCACTGGAAGTCTACGAACGCACCGAGCTGAGCGGAGGTAGTGCCCGGAGGCTGGTTCATGAGCATGTTTACGGACGAGCTAATAAGCTCGACCGCGTGAACATCGCTTGAGCCGATAAGGGACGCAGTGCCCGTACCAACTGAAACCGCCGCAGCTTTAAAAGACACTCCAGGGGCAGCAACAATGCCGCTGGGGAGACCTGCGGTGACCCAGTTGGCTTGCGAGGAGGTACCCATAGACACAATCTGGTAAACCGAACCGGGAGCGAGGGCAGTGGCGGCTACAGGAGAGCCCGAAAGGGGGGCCTGCATCGTAGCTTTAAACTGCAACAGTTTTGAAAAGTTATCTTGCAATTGCAAACGGTACTGGCCTGCCGCAAGGCGAGCAATGCTAGAAATACCATATCCGTTGCCTGGGGCAATAGAAGGGGCACCGGCAGCGCCGATAGCGATTTGACAGTCAAGAGAGACGGGCATTACATGCTGCGAGTAAAGACGAGAGTTGGGCCAGTTACGATTTGCCATTTTATAGATCCTTGGTTATTCCTGCTCTGGGGTCAACCGCTAGGCATGCAGGAGTAGCCTAGTCGGGCAAGGGTCCAAGGATATCTTAAACCTCTCTATAATGGATATAGTGCCCGCAAACAAAAACCCCTAAATGCGGTTTAAGCATCTAGGGGTTCTGAGTAGTGGCGGGGACTCTGTTATCGGCCTAAAGGCATGTTTCCGCCCTTGCCACTAACTACTTGTTTTTCTTGGGCATTACAGGAAAATCGCGTACCGGGCCTACTTGTTTGTTGTCCACGTACTTTACAGCTAAGGCGCCGTTTATTGTTAAATACTCCGTTCCAATTCCTAGGCGGTCTTTGAGGTTAAAGACTAGGCGGATAACATTGCTTTGGTCTCCAAACCGGGCTACATAATCAATCTTTTCTTGTTTAGTCATTTTTATCCCCAAAAACTTCGGCATAGTTAAGGCGTGCTTTTTCAATTTCATTATCGCTAGGGAAGTGCTTTAAAACCCAGTACGCTTGCTTGCGGATTGTTTTAGGTACTTTAGGGGTTACTTTTGGGTCTAAAAGAGACCTAAGAAACTCCCTTGTGTTGTGCACTGCTCTGCGGCGCTCGTCGGGCATAGTCATTATTATGCGCTCCTTTTTACTAATTTCATGGTGCCGCGCCTGAGATATCGCCGGACACTTGGGCGTTGTCGGACACTTGGGCGTTGCCGTACACACGGGCTTTGCTGGACACCCATGCGTAGCCGTACACTTGGGCGTTGCCGTACACACGGGCGTAGCCGTACACAAGGGCGTAGCCGTACACTTTGGCTTTGCCGGACACGTGTGCGTCGCCGTACACTTGGGCGTTGTCGGACACGTGGGCCTTGCCGTACACTCGGGCGTTGCCGGACACCCATGCGTTGCCGTACACTTGGGCGTTGCCGTACACTTGGGTGTTGTCGGTCACACGGGCGTTGTCATACACCCATGCATCACCAGTTACCTGAGCAGATTTACCAACAAATCCCCCTTTGTCTCCAACTTTAACCCCTCGGCTAGGGATATCCTCAATAGCTTCAATGCGGTAAATAGTTTCCCCGGAGGGGGTAATCCTGGTCTCGTTTGTAAATTTGAATTTCATATTTCACTCTTGCTCCTTGCCTGAGATATCGCCGTACACGCAGGCGTAGCCGGACACTTCGGCGTCGCCGTACACACGGGCGTAGCCGGACACAATGGCGTCGCCGGACACTTGGGCGATGCCGTACACGCGGGCGTTGCCGTACACACGGGCGGTGGATGACACTTGGGCGTTGCCGGACACCCATGCGTCGCCGTACACGCGGGCGTTGCCGTACACGTGGGCGTCGCCGTACACGTGGGCGTCGCCGGACACGCAGGCGTTGCCGGACACCCATGCGTCGCCGCACACAAGGGCGTTGCCGTACACTTGGGCGTTGCCGGACACAAGGGAGTCGCCGGACACTTGGGCGGTGGATGACACTTGGGCGTTGCCGGACACAAAGGCGTAGCCGTACACGTGGGCGTTGCCGTACACGTGGGCGTCGCCGTACACCCATGCGTCGCCGGACACTTCGGCGTTGCCGGACACGTGGGCGTTGCCGTACACTCGGGCGTCGCCGGACACCCATGCATCACCCGTTACCTGAGCAGATTTACTAACAAATCCCCCTTTGTCTCCAACTTTAACCCTTTGGCTAGGGATATCCTCAATAGCTTCAATGCGGTAAATAGCTTCACCGGTGAGGCTAGTCTTGGTCTCGTCTGTAAATTTAAATTTCATATTAACCTTGATCCAAAAAATTGATTTCGTCTTCAGGGGATTCCCCGTCATTAGAGTCTTCCAAGTTTAAAATAATACACTCAATTGCGGCCTC